AGCGAACGTAAATCCGAGCGGGCGTTTGCCGGAAGATGCAGGATGATTTCGGCATCTACTTCGCCGGCAGAATCCATTACCCAGGAAATCAGATCCAGGCCATCCACCATCGGTTTGACGGTGCCGAGGCTAACCAGAAGACGCTTGCGATCAGGTGTACGTTCCCACCATTCTTCCCAGACGGCGCCGCCGTTATACGGGACGTATTGCATGGAGATAACCGGCTCTCCGTCATTTTGCAGTATGCTCATGCTGGGCGGTGTGACGTCTATCCACGCCAGATCTCTTGGTGGCGCGCTGACCCCATGGCGGCGGTAGGCGTTAGAAAGTGATTTCGTCACGCCTTTGATGTGCCAGGGCGTATGACCGAAGCCGACGGTTTGCATCACTACCGGAATGTCATACTTAGCGGCAATCAGTGGTCCAACGACCCCAAGGGGAGGGTAGACGATGAGATCTGGTCGCCACTGCCCGGCGAACGCGACCAGCGGGTCAGTCATCTCTTCGCTGAAGAATGAGAAGTTCCCCATTTTTGTTCCAATGTTATTTTCTTTTCGTAATGCCTCCTGACGGCGATAACCCGCTTCCGAATCGAAACCAGGCGCAGCGTCAAATACCACCAACCCAGCTTCTGCTGCTTTCTGTGCAAATTTTCCACCGCTTGCAATCAGCACTTCATGGCCATTAACACGAAACGCTTGCGCCAGGGACAGCACAGGGTATAGCAGTCCATACAGTGGTGGACCGACAAACAGAATACGCATGAGAAATCCTCTCTCTCCACGTCATACATCGAACAAGTCGTTAATGAGAATGATAATAATTACCAATATCATTTGAAAAATGCAATAACTAATACGACACTTGATCATGCGATGATTTTTTGCGTAAAAATCGGGAAAGAGGAGAGCGTTAAGCGGTGAAGTTTGGTTTCAGGCTTATTTATGCGCGTATGGTCGCAAAGGCAAAGCGCCAGGATTGGGGAACTGGATTCGCATACCAGACGCCCGTGGATTATTAATGATAACTTCGTAAATAACCTTTCAGACAATGCGGTAAACGTACCGACAGCAAGGTAACGGGAAACGTAGGGAGTAGTATTGATAACACGTTGCGGGGCAATTTACTGGTGTCCGGCGGCAGATCGTGTTCTGTGCAGACTTTCCGGCGTTAAATCCCGTATCACCTGCGAGCCTGGACTATCTCTGTGGTATCAACTCTGTAGTAATTTTGTTCCCTTTGTCTTCATTAACCAATGAAACCAGCTTTAACGTCACCGTTCGAATGTTGCGAACGAACAGCTCCTTATGCGGACTATCGTCACCGCTCTGCGATTTTTATAGCGCATCAGCCACACGATTTATTGATTCTTGAAAACCAAGGTTTTTGATAACCAATGTTATGCCAGGCTTACCTGTGTCATCCAGGTTATCGACACTTGAGGCATAAACTTTACTACTTTTTCTGTCTGTAATTGCTTACACCTAACAGTTTGATTAAAAAGCCTTTCTATGTGAACACTGCGTCTGGTAGTGTTTTGAGCGATGTCGTCTATAGCTGGATATAACATAGGCTTTATCGTGAGCGCGTTACACTATATATGTTAATGCGTTGAATTTTTTCTCTTTTTAATTAGATGCTGTCTTTTTCGTATACCCTTTCGGTTTATTTATGCCATACGCCTGTATTACAAAAATGTTATATCCACCCTGTTGTGATTTTTATTTTAATTCATTCGTTTTTTTATACGGCTTGCCGGAAAGTATCTGTATAAGGTGGATACGCCAATACCAAAAATAATAGCTAATTGCTGCCGAGGATGCCTTTCTCTAATAGCCGGCTAATCTGTTCCTGTTCATGTCTGTTGATCGCCCGAGGGCGCCCTCCCAGTCGTCCTTGCGCTCTGGCGGCAGCCAGTCCGGCAAGGGTTCGCTCGACAATTAATTCTCGCTCCATTTCGGCCAGTGCTGACATTACATGAAAAAAGAATCGCCCCATCGCGCTACTGGTATCGATACTATCGGTTAAAGAATGGAAGTGAGCTCCGCGTTCATGTAATTCTGATATTAACGCCACCAGATTTTTCACGCTGCGGCCCAGTCTGTCTAATTTCCAGACGACAAGAGTATCGCCTTTATTTACATACTTTAACGCTCGTTTCAGGCCGGGGCGGTTTGCAATCTTGCCACTGATACGGTCCTCAAAAATGCGGTCACAATTTGCACTAGTAAGCGCATTACGCTGTAAATCGATATTTTGGTCAATTGTTGACACCCGAATATACCCAATAGTAGCCATGATTTTCTCCTTTACATCAGATAAGGAAGAATTTTAGTCGCTTTTCTCATGGAGGATTGCTTTATCAAAAACCTTCCAAAAGGAAAATTTTATGGCACAAGTAATCAACACTAACAGTCTGTCGCTGCTGACCCAGAATAACCTGAACAAATCCCAGTCCGCACTGGGCACCGCTATCGAGCGTCTGTCTTCTGGTCTGCGTATCAACAGCGCGAAAGACGATGCGGCAGGTCAGGCGATTGCTAACCGTTTTACCGCGAACATCAAAGGTCTGACTCAGGCTTCCCGTAACGCTAACGACGGTATCTCCATCGCGCAGACCACTGAAGGCGCGCTGAACGAAATCAACAACAACCTGCAGCGTGTGCGTGAACTGGCGGTTCAGTCTGCTAACAGCACTAACTCCCAGTCTGACCTCGACTCCATCCAGGCTGAAATCACCCAGCGCCTGAACGAAATCGACCGTGTATCCGGTCAGACTCAGTTCAACGGCGTGAAAGTCCTGGCGCAGGACAACACCCTGACCATCCAGGTTGGTGCCAACGACGGTGAAACTATCGATATCGATCTGAAGCAGATCAACTCTCAGACCCTGGGCCTGGATTCACTGAACGTGCAGAAAGCGTATGATGTGAAAGATACAGCAGTAACAACGAAAGCTTATGCCGATAATGGTACTACACTGGATGCCTCAGGCCTTGATGATGCGGCCATCAAAGCGGCCATTGGTGGTACGACTGGTACGGCTGCTGTAACGAGTGGTACAGTTAAATTTGACGCAGATAATAATAAGTACTTTGTTACTATTGGTGGCTTTACTGGTGCTGATGCCGCCAAAAATGGCGATTATGAAGTTAACGTTGCTACTGACGGTAAAGTTACACTTGCTACGAGTGCAACTAAAACCACAATGCCTGCTGGTGCGGCAACTAAAACAGAAGTACAGGAGTTAAAAGATACACCAGCAGTTGTTTCAGCAGATGCTAAGAATGCCTTAATCGCTGGCGGCGTTGACACTGCCGATGCAAATGCCGCGACATTGGTCAAAATGTCTTATACCGATAAAAATGGTAAGACAATTGAAGGCGGTTATGCGCTTAAAGCTGGCGATAAGTATTACGCTGCAGATTACGATGAAGCGACAGGAGCAATTAAAGCTAAAACTACAAGTTATACTGCTGCTGACGGCACTACCAAAACAGCGGCTAACCAACTGGGTGGCGTAGACGGTAAAACCGAAGTCGTTACTATCGACGGTAAAACCTACAATGCCAGCAAAGCCGCTGGTCATGATTTCAAAGCACAACCAGAGCTGGCGGAAGCAGCCGCTAAAACCACCGAAAACCCGCTGCAGAAAATTGATGCCGCGCTGGCGCAGGTGGATGCGCTGCGCTCTGATCTGGGTGCGGTACAAAACCGTTTCAACTCCGCTATCACCAACTTGGGCAATACCGTAAACAACCTGTCTGAAGCGCGTAGCCGTATCGAAGATTCCGACTACGCGACCGAAGTTTCCAACATGTCTCGCGCGCAGATTCTGCAGCAGGCCGGTACTTCCGTTCTGGCGCAGGCTAACCAGGTCCCGCAGAACGTGCTGTCTCTGTTACGTTAATTTATTTCGTTTTATTCAGCCCCGTGAATTCGGGGCTTTTTCATTCAGCATAGATGAATATATCTTTATGGAATGTATGGCTGTAAATGATATTTCCTACGGGCGAGAGGCTGAAATATGGCCGCGGGATTATTCTATGCTTGCTCGTCGAGTTCAATTTCTACGTTTTAATGATATCCCTGTTCGATTGGTGAGTAATAATGCCCGGATAATCACAGGCTACATTGCGAAGTTTAATCCGAGGGAAAATTTGATTCTGGCTTCAGATAAACCTAAAGGAAATAAGCGCATTGAAGTTAAATTAGAGTATCTGGCAATTCTTGAAGAATTATCAGGTAATGACGCTTTTAATCTTTCACTGGTGCCGGCTGACGAATTTAATCTTCAGCAATATACTCCATCAAGAAGAGATTATTTCTCGATTTGCAATAAGTGCTATAAACAGGGAGTCGGTATCAAAATCTATATGAAGTATGGACAGGTTTTGACTGGCAAAACGACAGGCGTAAATGCGTGTCAGGTTGGTGTGAGGACATCCAATGGCAATCATATGCAAGTTATGTTTGACTGGGTGAGCAGGATCACGTCTTCGGATTACGCTGAATAACGCCTACGGTAATAAAAAATTCCGTGAGAAAATATTGCTCTTGGAGGAACAGAGACCATTCGACAGCGCATAGATAGTTTCGCCGCTGCTCGTGCCACTACGGCCAGGACGCTTAAAGCAGTTGACAGAAAAGAATTGATCATTAAGCTTCGCAAAGAAGGTCTGCTGAATCTTCGCAAATCTATGGATACCGTAGCCCAACATCCTGGCGTCTCACGGGCAACTGCTTATCTTTATGCTCGACAGTCTGACTGAGAGCTTTGCCCCAGCCAGGCTGGACTCTCAGTGAATGTTCCATTTTCTTTGACTCTCGTATTCCAATTCTTTCGGGAGTTATTGGTGAGACTTTTGGCGTTTTGCCCTGTCACCCATCGCGCAGCCGCTTTACCCACCGCGTCATTTGACTCCAGTGTCCGTAAGGTTCTCTGCAATCCTCACCAGGCGGCAATAGATGTAAAAAAGCCCGCAGAGCTTGTGCTGTGCGGGCTTAGTAGACTTCATTGTACTTCAAACAACTAAAAAGTGGTGGAGCTGGCGGGAGTTGAACCCGCGTCCGAAATTCCTACATCCTCTTACATAGCATGGAAAAACAAAGCATTACCAGATAAATCAATGTGTTGTTTGACACTGATTAACAGTGCTTAACAACCGTTAACACTCTACATGGACATTTTGTGGATCTTTTTTGCTGATTTTTAACTTAATGAACTGAGGAACGCTTGCGTCAATTGTAGAGTGATATTGAAATAAGGGGTATTTTCTATCACGATTATTGACTGAATAAGTTATTATATCCTTCATAAGTAACACAAATTCAGTGGTGAAATTATATTCAAGCATCTCAACCATTTTTAAATGAAAGTGCCAGTATGATTGTAGATATTTTTTTATATCCAATTCATCCGAAAACTTTGTTTTTAAGAATAAAATATGTTCATCTTCACCGGAGGTGGAGCACTGATAGAGTTTTTCGATCTCTAAACGCTTTAGTCCATAATGGTTGTGCAATATTTCTAATAGTTTTTCAATTCTATATATATGGGTATATAACTCTATATAGTCATTAATTTCTTCTTTTTTAAATAGTTCAACTAGTTGGCGCCAAATTAGTTCTGCATTTTGTATGTAGTCCTTTGAAGCATCAAAATTATTATTAGTAGTTGAAGCATAAGGATAGCATTTACGATATGTAGAATAACAATTTTCAAATTCTAATTTTGTGTTCTTTTTTATTAAAGGAATATCTAAAGATTCAAGGTGTTGCAATGCTTCTATAGTGTTTTTTCTATGGGCATAGAAAAAGTCCACTTTGTTTTTCTTTTCTGCTTCTTTGATTTGTTTGTCTGTTTGTATTGTTCGGTGAATATTATTGACAACTACTCCCAGTGGAATCGATAAGGATAAAACAGCTAAAGGAAGCTTACTAATATTTAGGAAATTATTAAATCCTTCTGTATCGATTTGAAAATCGTGACCATTCCATGCAACAAATCCGAGCAGAAAAAAACTAATTATTGGAATTGTTAGTGCGGCTTTGAATAATGGTTGATGCGTAAGAGGTTCAGCATTCATCTTGAATGCTTTTATCTTGAATAAATAACTCATGTAAACAACCACAAATAAAATGTTAAATAAAACGATGCAGTGATTAATTGTAAGGTTCATTTTTCTCTAACTTATTAATGCTAAAGGGTTTTTTGTTATTACATCTTCAAGGTGCGTTGGTGCAAAGTGAGCATAGATCATAGTCATTTTTATATCTGAATGGCCTAAAATCTCTTTAAGAACAAGTATATTTCCGCCATTCATCATAAAGTGGCTGGCAAATGTATGTCGTAATACATGTGTACACTGGCCTTCTGGCAGTTCAATCCCCGCTTTAGCTACAGTACGCTCAAAAGTTTTACGGCACGGGGTAAACAACTGGCCTCGTTTTTTTGGCATCTCGTTATAAAGTTCTTTTGAGATAGGTATAGAACGTACCTTTCTACTTTTCGTATTTTTGTAAGTGATACGGTATGGCGTAACTTGAGAGCCTTCCAGATTTTCCGCTTCACTCCATCGTGCGCCAGTCGCGAGGCAGATTTTCGCAATAATTAGCACACTGGGGCTGTTTGATTCAGATAAATATTGAAGTAGTGTTTTTATCTCCTCCGGATACAAAAAGGAAACCATTTTTTCATCTACTTTGAACGTAGGTATTCCTGAAAGTGGGTTGGGAAGTGACCAGTGTCCTAATTTTTTTAACGTACCGAATACTGCGGATAGATTACGTTGCTCATGGTTAACTGTTTGCGGCTGTATTGGCATGCAGCGTCCGTTAACATCTGGGATTTCACCCTTCAGGCGGCCTTCTCTGTATTTACTGAAATCTGCAGCTGTGATTTGAGCTGCAATTGGGTTCCCCATACCAGCGCAAATACCTTTCAATTTTGACATCATGCGGTCCGAATCTGCTAACGTCCGGCCATACAAATCATGCCACAGCTCAATCAGTTCTGATAATCGTCGATTATCTTGCTTTTCACCTAGCCAAGGCTTTTCTTCCATTTCACTGGTGATGTATTTCTCATACGCCAGCGCTTCCCCTTTAGTGGCAAATTTTCTACGTATGCGCTTACCTTTCACACCAGTAGGTCGAAGGTCGCATAGCCACTCTCCTGAGCCTGTTTTTCGTACAGCCATTAAGCACTAACTACCATCGTCATGATGACTTTGCCAAGGATGGTCACATCATCAATTTCACAATCTAACGGATATTTTCCCCAGTCAATTCGCAACTTATTACCGGGAAGAAGGGATAATTCTTTTATGCTCTGTGTTCCTGAGTATTCAATCAGATATTTGCCCTCGGCTGCGGCATAATTTGCCTTATCAACTAAGTATTTTGCGTTCCCTTCGACAATGATTTCAAGATCACCTGTGTGGTCAGGAATCATCACTTTGTCAAACATCAAGGATGATATTTTAACCAACTTCGAATTATCAAATTTGAATGAAGGGATCCTGACAATATCACTGGAAGCATGATCGAACATAGCCCCATCGCCAGTTACAAGCCAGAGTAATGAAGCACCCGTTTCGAGGGAGCATCTCAATGCTATGTCGGAAGGAAAGTTATTTCTTAGAATCCGGCTGCCAAGAGAGCTATTTGTAATTCCAAGATGGCGGGCAAGCTGGTTACGCGAAGTAAACCCATAAGCCTCACAAATACGCTCAATTCCTTCCCGTGCGCCTGTCTCTAGATCTATTTTCATTAGAAAAAGCCTGTCATAAATTATTGACAGCAGGCATATTCGATCATAAAGTACAAATGAACGGCAAAGCCTGCCATTGATTAACAAGGATTGCCAGTCGCTGACACCGATTGACAGTCATAAACTGTGAGAGTTTGCCTTATGACTAGCACTGTTTCAACACATAGCGAGAATCGTTGGGTTGATTTAAACACCTTCTGTGAACGTTCTGGTGTGCCTTTACGTCGCGCTCGTTACTGGTATCAAAATGGTCGCCTGAAAATAAAGCCGAAAGTCACTCCAGGAGAGCGGGTATATGTTGACTGGCTCGCATGGACAGCTGATCAGGGGCCGCGAGTTTCTTAACTCCTTATCAATGTTAGATATTTTTGAGGCGGAGACTATGTTTGATTATCAGACTTCCAAACATGCGCACTTTGATGCGGCTTGCCGAGCATTTGCGATTGAACACAATCTGGAAGATGTGGCCGCTGCTGTTGGCATGAGGCCGCAGGTCCTGCGCAACAAATTGAATCCAGCACAGCCGCACCGTTTAACCTGTGACGAGCTTTTAGCCATTACGGATTACACCGAAGATGCGCGTTTACTGGATGGAATGTTGGGGCAGATTAACTGCCTTCCATCCGTACCGGTGAACAATGCCACCGAAGGCAACATGCAGCTGTGCGCACTGAGTGCAACAGCCAGTGTGGGCGCAATTGCTGGGGAAGCCGTATCAACTGGTCATATGACTGCCGCCCGCCGTACACAAATTCTGGATCGCGCTCGCGATGCAATCCGTAGCTTATCCGTACTGGCTTATACCGTTGAAAGCCGTATCCAGTCTGCGCCCGTTCTGGCCGCAGCGGTGGATCTGGTGACGGCTAACGCCACCGGCTTGATGTGAGGGAACATTATGAAAGCGTTTGTGACTTACCTGAAAAAAGAATCACCGGCTATGCAGTTACCCAGTGGTTCAACCGGTTGGATAGAACTGCCGAACGGCCAGCGTTGGAATCCTGGTCACACCTATAAATTCAATGCACATGAGTCTGTCCAGATGAAGGGCGGTTCTGTTCTGCGTTTCCTGACGACTAAAATCCGCCGCTTGCTGGGAATGGTTGGGGGGCGTTATGGCAATTAACCAGGAACAGCAAAAGCGTGGGCTGGATCATCTTAAAAAGATTCGGCGCAAATATTTTAGTACCAGCAGTGAAGCCGCTGAATGGTGGGACAACCTGACACCAGAATGGCGCGGGGTGGTTCTTCATGCTGCTGCAATCAATTCCAGATCCGGAGTTTTTAAACGCAGCTTAAGTAATTGTTGCTGGCGAGAACTTTTTGAGCGGTTGGAGTATCGGGACATGATACAGCTGCGCTAGGGAATTTCCCGTGCTCGTTTAACTTTTAGCGGATTCGGGAGTTTACGGGACAGTGATTTCTCCAGACGAACCGCTGAACGTCCAGTAAAAATCGTCCATCCCATTAATACCAGGAACAAAGTGCAGATGATTATCGCACCTCATATTGTCCATAAATTGCAGCAGGGGAATCACTGATGAGCATTATTTCTGTAGAGGGTAAATCGTTGGGGGCTGAACTGGCTGTGTGGGGAGTCCCGCATAACTACGCGGTAGCGTTTGCAGAGAAAAGCGCCAGTAAAAATGGCCGCATTGCGTTGCATCCGTTCTTCTTCAATGACACCGAACACATGACTAACCAGCGCCACTGGCTGGCGATCAATGCCGCTTTCTGGTGCTGCGTGTACCGCGAAGCTGAGAGCAAAGAGGCACAGATTGAAGCGCTGGCGGGGATTCGCGCAATTTTCTATACAGCCGGGGCGCTGGGTGTTGGCGAGATAAAGGCGCTGATCCAGGAGTGGTGGCGGACAACCTATGAGCTTCACCTTATTCCGGCACCGAATTATTCAGCCGTCACTACACAACCCGCTTTTCACTAATTAACAACCTGAATTTTTTGGCCACGGTTCAAGTGGCCGGGGATTCTTTTGTCTTGAGGATATTGAAATGGCACAAATTAGCTCTGAAGTAAACGTTACTACTCCTCTTTCAAACTATCAGGAAATCTTAAAAAAAGCCGTAGATGAGGGAAAGGCAGCAGCCGCCGTTCTGTTTTCCTCTCGTCTGGATAAGCTGGCCACCCATGCGGCCACCGAGGGGCTTAATGCTGCTGAAATAATTGAACTGTTGCGCGAAGAATCGGTGATTTTTGGTAAGGGCGGTGCCGCATGGCAGTAAAAACTCCTCTTAAATGGGTGGGCAGCAAAGCCCGCCTTATGCCGAAGTTGCGCCAGCATCTTCCAGAAGGTAAACGCCTGGTTGAACCGTTCGCCGGTTCCTGTGCCGTCATGATGAATACGGATTATGACGAGTATCTGATTGCAGATGTGAATCCTGATCTGGTTAATCTTTATAAAGCGATGGCATATCACACAGATGCGTTGCTTAATGAGCTGGAGAGTCTGTTTACTGCCGGTTCGTTAGGTGACGAAGAAAGCCGAGCGGTTTTCTATTACGCGGTGCGTGATGCGTTCAACCTGTCAGGTAAATCCTTTGGTTCGGAATCCGTAGAAGCTGCTGCGCGTTTCCTGTACCTGAACCGGCACTGCTTTAATGGCCTGTGCCGGTACAATCGCCGCGGTCAGTTCAATGTTCCGTTTGGTAAGTACAAAAAGCCTTATTTCCCTGCTGATGAAATCTGCGCCTTTGCTGAAAAAGCAAAGCGCGCAACATTCATTACTGCCGACTATTCAGAAACGCTCGATTTGGTTCGGGACGGGAATGACGTTGTTTACTGCGATCCGCCTTATCTGACAGATAGCGATAATTTCACCGCTTACCATGAGCGTGGTTTTTCGCACATGGATCAGGGGCGGCTGGCGCGTAAGCTGCGGCGCCTGGCTGAACGTGGAGTTCAGGTAGTAGCGTCAAACAGCGATCTGGAAATAGTGCATTACCTTTATGCAGGGTTTGAAGCCTTAAAGGTTAATGC